TGCGCCGTGTAACGTCCAATAGACATATCACTGGCAAAAATGGAATCAAGGGTGTCATCCGAATCAACAAGGACACACGAGGCGAATTGCCTGACTGGTGTACGCACTCCTGCCATGACCGGCGTTGGAATGTTGAGTTTAAAAAGCGAGGTCGCGTCATAGTATCTCCTTACGTAATGCATTCTCTCATCTTTAGGATATTGTGCAAAAAGTGTTGCCGCGATCATCATGTACATGAACTGGGGAGTTTCGAAAATCTGTCCTGATGATCTATCCTGACAAAGATATTTGTCAACTACCTGACGCAGACCTGCGTAGGTAAAGTTTTCATCACGTGTGTGATGAATATATGAATCCATTCTTGCTAATTCTTCATCGTTATAATATTGTAATATTGCAGAGTCATATACACCACGCTCAATATTTGTATCTATCATTTCTCTTAGTGTGATAGGAGCATATTCTCCAAACACATCCTTATTTGTAGAGTAGGCTAACAAACGAGCGGCGGCATACTGATAGTTAGGTATTTCTAATGATATTAGATCATTGGCACTTCGGATAAGTATTTCTTGTATTTCCTCTGTAGTCATTCCATCATAAAACTGCAAACTTGCATTCATTTGTATTTGACTACTACTAACACCTGCGAGTCCTTTACATGCTTCTTCAACTACAAAATGTATTTTGTCTATGTTAAGGTGCTCTTTTCTTCCGTCACGTTTGACAATCATAGTACCATTTACCATTATAACCTCTTTCTTTTCTAATTTACTGGATATTTATTGTTGCATTGTATAGGATTTTTGTAATTCGAGTGAATGTGGCAGATCTTTTTGTTGCATGTAATCATTAGCTATATATCCTATCACTTTATCATCAACATACAACATATAGTATGTATCGGACTTTTTTCTATCTATAGCGATATGTATCTCAAAATCGCTACTACTAAAACGTTCGGTTAATTGTAAAGAATAGCACTGTCCTAGTACGATGCAAAAGGAACAGTACTGGTTCTCCAAAATTAACTGCCAAGGGTCAGGCCAAGTCTTTTTTGACCACGGATCTGTGTGTATGCTTACCACAGGAGTTTTGCGATAATATTCAATCACATCCTTAAACGGATCATCTGCTGTTTCTAATGATTCTCTGAATCTAGACCAGTCTTGTAGTCTATCTTCATAATTTAAATTAAACACTAGTTTTTCTTAGCTCTTATCCTAAATTCCATAATTGACTGATCGTCGCTTGGCATTGTACTTGTTACAATAACATTAATTGTATCATTTGTCAAGTCCGAATTGTAGTCACTTATGTTAGCACCAAAAGTTATGGCCGAATCATATGTGGCTGTGCCTTGAAAAGTGTATTCGTCTGATGTTGATACTGTATCACTGTAATCTTCAGATACAATAGATAATATACCGGAACGTATAGCTGTATAATTTTGACTTGTAATAATATAGTCTATTTCAAATGATTGGTGTGCTACTCCACCTAATCTAAAAAGTTTAGTCAGAGAACCGTTAGTTATAGTTACTCTTTGTGTTTCGCCTACTGACATAAATCCTGAGCCTTCTACCTCAGGAACAAATGCGGAACTATTGATATATGTTTGATCAATACTTTGTACTTTAGTTCTTGCAAATATATCATCTTTACTTACATTACCTCTTGCAGTAAATTTGATTACACTGCTTTGAGCAGATCCTTCGTTGCCCCCTGCGTTACCAACTTCAAAAAAGTTATTGTTTTTACTGATGTTGTTCACACCTTTCTGAATCCAGATAGCTTGATAATCTATATCTTCAAATACACTGTTTGTAATGATGTTATTTTTTGGACCTGTTAATTTTCCGCTACCAGCAGAACTATCTATAACCATATCATGTCCGAAAGTTAATCCGTATCCACAACTTTTAACATTTAAGCCTTCAAATATATTATCATGTATATCCCAATTACTAGTTAAACCGTAACTAAATCCTTCTATTTTACAATTTATAAATCTAATATTCTTTGATTCTACACTCGAACTCTTGCTGTTTATCTTTATTGCTACGTCATCACTTCCATCAGTATCTAAAGTATCACCAGTTTGCCAAGGACCCATTATTTTTACATCTTCAAACACACTATCTTTCACATTATTAATTAACAATCCTGTATTAGTTACACTAGTTTCAAACGTAATGCCTTTTATGTGTAAATTAGTAGATTGATTTAATGTAGTTGTACTTGCATCGCTTGTTACAGGATTACCTGGTGTCGATGTGCTATCAACTGTTTGTATTAATGTTGTGCTAACAGTGTTACATTTAATAATAGTTTTATCTGAACCTGCACCCACAAGTGTGACATGAGGTGGTATATAGATAGTTGCATTAATCGTATATATACCCGGACGTAGATTAAGTGTGACTCTACTGTTGACATTACCTTTAGTGCTATCATTTAAATATAGTTGGTCTAATGCTCTTTGTAACAGAGCTGTGGCATTTTGTGTTTCAATGCCAGTAAGTCCAAAAGCATCACCGTACACTTGATCATCTAGACGATCTTGGAGTTTTCGTTTGACTGGACTACTTGCACTAGTTCCTGTTACTAAATAGCTTTCATCTTTCTTATAGGTATAAGTGTCAGCTAATGAAAATAAATCATCATACTGTGTTAACACTTTGGTATTACCTACCGCTGGCGATCCTTCTGCTACAGCACCATTTCCAATAAACATCTCTCTTGTATCAATTGCCCAACCTATCTCTCCAGATGAAAGTTGTGGTAGTCCAGAACCTGCATTCTTTTTGCCTCTGCGAACTTGTATTTTAGATATTTGCACAACAGCCATGTAACACTCCTATTAATTTATAGTATTTATGCTATTAGTATTCTTCCTTAAGGAGAGCCCTTCTGTAAAATATGTAATCAATGAGTACTACATTAAAAAGCAAACCAATAGGAGCAAAAGAAAATCCTAACATAAAAGGTAGAACAAACAAAAAGAACAGTTGGCCCATACAGTATCTTACAGGATTAGCAGGTGTCCATTCTGTAAAAGTAGGCGGGGGAGGTTTTCTCCTATAATCATTATATTCGTAATTCATAATACCTATAGACTCTGTCATACCATTCTTTGCGCCATTCATCATATTCGTCAGGCCATATATCAAACTGTTGATACTCGCCTGCTCTACTGCACATGAAAACATGGCCTTCACGTATTTCTGTTTTGTATATTTCGTTATGTGCTTCTGCGTATGCAACTAATTGTAAAAAATAATCCACTACCCATTCTATTTTTTTAGGTTTGTTAGTTTGTTTGAAATCCATTATAGCAGGATTGCCTTTGTATTGGCCTACTAAATCTGTAGTGCCTGCATACATCTTTGGCATATAAAGATTTACTTCTGAGCCCCATATTTCGTCAACATGCACTAACGCATTATCTTTAATTTGTAACGCCATGTTATGAGCCTGTAAAGCATATGGGTTACTTCCTGGTTTCGTCCAGTGACCTGTTTCCACGTAGTCCTCTAGATATTTGTGCATGCGTGTACCTACACCTGCGGCTTCAGTAGTAATTTCTTGTGCTTTTTGTTCACCGACTCTTTTACGCCAGGCGATTAAATGTGTCTTATCTTTTGTAGCATCAAGAATTGTTGTGACCGATGCTACAGCATTTCCGTCTGGAGTTGCATACAATCTCTTTCCGTTAACTTCTTTTCTGTTTATAGGGGTATAATTAAATTTGTTTTGTATAAGTGTCATTATACTAGTATATATTCAAATACATACAAAGTCAAATATTTTTTTAGAGTGCGGCTGGACTTAGATCTACAGCTCTGCTAGCCATTTTAGACACAGTGTCTGATCCACCTTCGCCGCCTCCTGCTGGCTTGTCGGCCTCTTTACTTGTTTTAAGTGTAATGTTATCTTTGTTAAAATTAGATGTCATAGTCTTTACACGGGCATCAGTATCGTATGCGGCTTTAAAAGATCCATAATCAAATATTTCTCCGCCTACATTATCTAACATCTTGTGCCCATCGATATTGAGTGCACCGTTTTGTATTGCTTCTTTTTTTGGTTTGCCAAAATGCATTATGGCAGGTTTGCCTTGCCTATCTGCACTTGCAATTACCGTACGCATGACTTGCACTAATTTTAATGCAATGTCAGACTCGTTCACTTTTTTTTTGAAAGGATACTTCCTAGTCTGCGTGATGTCTCAATCATTTTCTTTTTATTTGTTTTTGATTCACGCTTTTCTCTACCAGCTTCTTCCTCACCACCAGCGGCTGGTTCTGCGGCGGCAAATTCATCTGCGGCAGCATCTGCTTCATCTTGGTCTACTGTTGGTTCCATATCAGCATCTGCTTCTGGAGCATCAGCCATAGGTTCAGCACCCATATCTTCTCCTGGTGCTTCACCTTCACCTGTAAGCATACCCACACCGTTTGTAAGTGCTTCACGTGTTGATTCCATTGCTGTGTACATTGATTCTAGTGCTGGCTTAACCACGCCAACAAAACTGTCTGACTCTCCCTGGCCCATTTCGTCACGAATGGCATCTGCAAGTTCTAGCATTGATTCTGTTTGCATTTCTGCAGTGTCTTCCATCCAGGATGTAACTCTAGTAACCATATCCTTTGCGGCCATTACAAGTTCAGCTTCATCTTCTTTGCCTTCGATTAACTTTATGTAACCTTCGAGTGCTTCTTTCAATTCTTTTTTACAGCTTTTAATTAATTTTTTAAGTTTCTCTTTATCGCAATCAGGATGCATTTTTAACATTTCTGCTTCTGTCTTCCCATCTTTACACATTTTCATTACATGTGCTTTTGATGGCATTTTACCTTTGCCTTCACTTACTGCTGACTCTGTCTTTTTGGCTATGGCTTGTTGTAAACCCTTTGGAAGTTTCTTTTGTTTTGCAGACAATCCTTTAGGTGCATCACCTTTATCACTATCTTTACTATCTTTACTATCGCCTTTTGATTGATCTAAAAATGCAGGCTTGTCATCATCTGTACCCTTTTTACCGTCAGGTCCAGGTCCCATTGGCATCTTCTTCTTTTCTTCTACATTTTCATCATGTGCTTCTTTAACAGCGGCATTCAAAACATCAAGGAAGAGTTTGTTTTTTTGATATGTATCGCTGGTGTTTACTGAATCGAAACTTTCGTTTGTTTCAAACTGGCTTAGTTTTGTACGTAGTTTATTTCTAGCATCTTCTAATTGTTCTAGCGTAAAAGCCTCAAGGTTAATCTTCTTACCAAACCGTTTGGCTAAACTCTCATTAAGTGCCTTTGCTGTCATAGGCTTTGAAATCTCTCTTATGTTCATTGTCACTCTTCCCTTAGTGTTTGTTATATTTATTTATCTTATCTAAAAATATAACCATCCAATTTCTTCTTTAGTTCATGTGTCTTATATGAGCTTATTTCATAACGATTTTCTGCTACAAATCTTGCAGTATCATTTTTACTCTTGGTCATTGTATTTCTATAAAATAAACAGTCGTTAAAATGCTTCATTATTTCGTGATCTAGTTGAAGTATATTGTTTAAATCACCGCCTCTTGCTATGGCAACTGCGGCTGTTTTACTAAAAGTTCTTGCAATTTGTTTATTTTCTTTAGCACAATACACTAGATGTCCTTTCTTGCTTTCTCTTATTACAATAGAACCTATTCTTAGACTATTACCCTTTTGGTATGGAAAAAGGGTATGATCTAAATTCGCTTCTATTATTTGTTGAAGATCTTCAAGTACCTTCGGGGATATCATTTTTAACCACCATTACATCTTTTCCACGCATTCTCTTACTTACCAAACTCTTCTTTATCATATTTTCAATAACGAATCTTTGTCTTTCTGGAAAACTTTGTAATGGCGTTTCGATATCTAACTTACTGAGCAATATTGATTCTTCGTTCGTTGTAAAGATTTCAAAGTTGCCTAGAAGTTCGTTAATTTTCATTGCCCGACTTCTACCGTATCGCCTATTTTTATTTCTTTGTCAACCTCTTGTGGTTGCCCTGGTTTGTTGCTCATTTTTAACTTGCCTGAAGGATCACGCTGGATCATTCCTGGTTTGTTAGGATCTTTTGGAACAACAGTTTTAACTTTTGTTTTTGGATCTTGCAAAGTAACTTCTTTATCATTAGCGTCTAAAACTTGCAATGTACCTTGCATCACTTCAAATATTTTCATTAGTTGAACCTTCTCAATCTTTGACTTGCAGGATTAATGCGTCTTGTTCTTGCACTTTTAAAACCAATAGTTTTTGCCTTGCCTGCTTTAGTTTGTTTTAATCTGTTGCTCTTGGAAATGTTAATTGGTGCATTACATGCCGCAGGAGAACTCATTACCCGGCCTTTACGCATGCCATGTGTACAGCGATATTTTCTTACTTGTTGGTTGCCAACTCTACCCCAAACTCTTGATGTAGCTTCTAATATTTCGCTGGTTAACATTACCTTGCCTTCTTATTCATCGCCGCTACTCTACGACTTGCTGGATTGACTCTTTTTGTTTTACGAGCCTTACGTGCCATTCTTGCTCCAAGCCTGGCTCTAGTACGTTTCATTGTCATGCGTTTTTTTACATCAGGTGCGGCAAAACATTGAGATGGTGTTGCTACTGTTCTGCCCTTACGAGCACCACTAACACATCTATATTTTCGCACGACTTTGGTGCCACTTTTGGCCCATACCTGTCTTTCAGATATCACATCACATACGTTCATATTGTATTTAGTTAAGTTTGTAGTATAATTACAACAATGGTGGATAGCAAGCCAGCTACTATTGTGCCAGCTGTACCAATAAGCACTTTGGTCATAGATTTTTGACCGTCAATCATATCGCTATGAATAGATTCAACCTTCTTTTCAATTTTGTCGAGGCGACCTTCCAATTGTTCGTACCTTTGCTGGCACAGATCAACATGTGCTTCTAAATTTTCTTTTTCTAAGTCAGTGGCTCCCGCCATCTCTCTTCTCCATTATACCCGTTCTCTGGGCAATTAGTAAACCTCTTAGTTAGCCTAATGAATGGATGCCTTGTTATGCCTTTACATATTTTATTTATACTTTATCCATCGATAAGAAATATGGTGTTTTTATAAATTGGATCTTTAGTAAGTATTACGTTATTATGTATCAAACCTGTTTCATCTAACCCAATAATAATTGGTAAAAAATCTAAATCGTTAAGCAACATTTCTTCTGTGAAAGGGTATTCGCTATCTAATTTCATAGTCCAAAAACGATTTTTATTTGAATTCGCTGAACCAAAATCATCTGTATCTAATTCTGTTTTACAACTTAGTAACTCAATATTTGCCCTCAAACTACATGCTTGAAGCAAAGTATCATGATTGTTCTGTTGTTTAATTAATTTAGTATCCGGACCCTTACGTGTCAGTGTTTCAGTTATATCCACTAGGGTTTTCACAGTGATGTTCATACATTATTTAAGGCCATAAAAAAAGAGCCACTATAAAAGTGACTCTTCTTTTTTTATATAATGCTAAATTATACGTTGTCTGTAAAATCTGCTAGTAATGAAGATGTTACACCTGTTGTACCTTCACCAAAGTTTGAAGCGGCTGTAAATGCGCCTGAACCTTGAATTGCTACTTGTACATCATCTGTTGTACCTGATGTAAACACACCTGATTCAGTTAAACAAGCTACACCTGCGATTGTGTGTGCATCGTTTGTGCCTCCTACATCGCCAGCGGCTAGATACAATAAAGCTGCTGATAGTTCAGCTTCTGTCATGTTTGATTTTGCTAGATTGACAATTCTAGTACGGATCCCTAAACCATTACCTGCTTTAACGATTCCTGTGTCTGTAATTGCGGCCATTTTTTTCTCCTTATCTTAATGTCCCACGTAAGCTCCTTACGTGTTAATACATATGTATTTAGCATACACCAAAAAAAATGGTGGATAATGCAAAAAAAAGGAGGTAAAAGTTACTTATTTTGCTGTTTGGCTTTGTTGTGTATGGTTCTCAGCATGCCTACATAGGCAGGTCCTGCGGCAACTATATCATTAAGCATCTTGACTGCTGGTGCATATGCTTTTACTAAATTACTAGGTATTGCTTGGCCCCTACCTGTCATTTCTACAAATTTTCTTGCAAGGAAAAGGTTCTCTGATCCAACAATTGACTTATACCATAGCAAATCTTTTGAGTCTATTGTCATATCTGGTGTTGATATGGTTGGTTCATTATCACGCACTCGTGAAGTTTCCAAATCTCTAATGGCGGCTAATTTTTCTAAATCATCAATAATGTCACTTGAACGTAGTTTTGCTCTGCAAGCAAATAATAATTTTGTTACAAACTTCTTTTTATCGTAAGTGCTTATACCTTGCCAGGTGCCTAAAGATCTACGAATACTTTTGTAATCACTATTGACAATTCCTAATTCATTTTCTAGTTTTACAAACATTTGAGCAGTGTTTTGTGGTTCTTGACCGTAGCTTAATCTAGTAATGAATCCGTTAAGTTGCATCACAGGAAGTGTAACAGTTTTACGTTTGCGTTTTGCAGATTCCGGATCTTTAAGTTTGTTTATAGCGTCTTCGTCTCCTGTAACATAGTAAATAAAATTATATAAATCAGTGCCATTACTTCTAAAATATCTATAACTGTCATGTCCACTTGTCTTTTTAGCATAAGCCCTAACAGTATTACTAAACGTAGGATATTTCCTTAACATTTCTAGTACTAACATCGAAAGGTATAATCTTTCACAACAATCTGAATAAGTCAACACCCTAGCATTACTAGAGTCCCTAGTCATTCTTGCTTCATTAATATCTTTGATGAATTCCATCATTACTCTGTCCAAGGCCTTCCAGTTACAAGTCCGCCACTGTTTGCATTATCAACTAATGCACCTGTGTTGCTACTCGCATGATATCTAGTTGGTAGTTGTCCAATAGTCAAAGTGTTCCTTGCTCTATAAGCTATTGCACTGTCATCTGTACTTCCACTCACATCTCCGTTTGCCGCCACAGTCTTTCCTTCACGTTTCGCTGTAGCCTTTGCAAGTTTAGTGTCTTGCCTAGTAGCTTTTAATGATAGTGTTGATATACCGTTGGCCGCCATCTATTTGCTCCAATTACATATATTTTTGCATAAAGACTGCACCGATTTGTTTATAGTCTTTACTATCTACAAAATCGTGTAAGTTCTTAGCCATTTGCAAATCTTTAGTAAATCTCAATTTAATTTGCGGCTTCATTCCTTCATATCTTAATAGTTTACGAAGCTCTTGGGCTTGCATAGGATTTACTTCAACTTTTTCACCATCATCTGTCATTACATGTTTTAAGGGATCGTCTCCTTGTCTGGTGTCAAGTATTTTTCCTAATTGATCGAACATAGGTTCTCTTTCGAAACCCTTGCCAATATCCTTTTCATCATTATCTAGATCCTTGCCATAATCCTTCATGTCAAAGTCATCAAATGTGCCTTCTTTTACTATGTCTTTGATACGCATATCATCTCTCCACTGCTCTGTTAGCCTTAGAGAAATACTCTCTAGGCACTAGTTTGATGTCACCTTCTGGATGTGCTAATACATAGCCTTCTCCGCCTTCGCCGTGACCTTCTATTGATTGTTTGACATCACTATCATGTGCATCAAACTGACGAATTACATCGTCTTTAACTTGCATAATTTTTGTATGCAAATCCCATAAAGCATTGTATCCAACTTTGTGTGTTTCAATATACTCTGCCATTCTCTTTTTCTTTACCTCACTTATACCTGCCTTGCCTTTTAACCATTGTAGGAAGTCTTGCCCCATTCCTGTCATACCAGTGTCTACCTTACTATTTGTGTAGGCATACAAAATTTTACCGAAGTCTGTCATCTTAAGTTCAGCTAGACGTGGTTTGTTTAACAAATCATCAATTGGACCTTTAAATTTAGAGATAGCTTGTTTAAGTTCAATAATAGCTTTATTATCAATTTTTGCTGTTTTTTCTACTGTAACTGGCGGCACTGCAAATACATCATTTCCCTCAAAAGATTCAAACGTACCTTGCGGTAACGCAGACTCTTGACCTTGCTCATCCATTAACCTGTGTATTACAACACCAGTTCGGCTTTCTCCAATACGTTTACCCATATCACTTTTTGCATCTACGGTGTAAGTTACAATCTGTGGTTTAAAAACATACTTGCCATCTTGCAAAGGTGGTGTGCTAAAATATAATAGATCTCCTTTATAGTAACCTCTAAAATCTTTTGGTATTGCATTATCAAACATAGGCATGATGCTTGCCATATTAGTGCCTAGTTCTTTGTATCCTTCCGGATCGTTACGTGCGCCGGGGCGGGCCATAAACATTTTTTGTACATCATTTCTTGTTGTTGCTCTTCCATCATATCCTTTTGCGGTAAATCCTGATTTGTCTGTAAGTACAATTCTTCCATTCTCATTGCGTCCAAAAATGATTGCGGGAGATCCATCCCATTTGAGTGTGACATCTTCTACTCCTTTTTCTAACTTTTCAAGACTATTCAAAACCCTGACAGCACCTGCACTACCGTCATAGAATAAAAAATCTTCTGCGTGTTGTATTCTTGCATCTTCTGTCAACGGTTTACGTTGAATGTTTTTGAATTCTACAAATCTCATAACATCCTCGTACTGTTTAGTAGTATTCCACTAAGTTCTTTTATTCTATCTAAATGTTTGTCTTCTAATGTTGCATAACTTTCAGGAAGTTTCTTGCCTTCTTTTTCTAATTGGAATTCAAATTGTGAAATAAGTTCTTCATAATTAGGATCATTCTTTCTAAGGAAAGCAATCATGCTTTCAACAGTAAAAGTATCTTCTTCTTTGGCTCCTGGACCTAGTAATACTTCTGGAATGTCTTTAGACCAATCATCAGCTATTACTTCGTCGTTATTATTAGGATCAACGATTCCAAACTTCGGACTCATCTTGTATCCTCTACCTCTTGCAATACTAGCTAATAACATTGCTCTTAATGCTCCGCCGTATTCCTCAGTGCCTCCACGCTTCGCTCCTCTTTGAAAGTCAGGCTTTAGCGTCATCATAAAGTCAGTTTGCACATAACCATTTGCATCATTGCCGTCAATAGGAGTACGGAAGTGTATTTGATCGCCTGCTACATGAATAAAACCATCTTGTTTTTTACGTCCTACGTTCAACATATTTTCTTCTGGTACACCTTGGCTTTGCAAGTATGCTTTTAATTTACTAACAAGCTCTTCCTTAGATATTTTATTTAGATCTGTGTTTATATCTAAGTCACCTGATGAATTTTTCTCAAAAGCTCCTCCTGGATCGTTTTTCTTGCCAGTAGTACCTAACAGGTCTTGTTCATCAATTTCAAATCCGATAATCTTTTCTAAGAACTTAATAGTAGGATCGACGTCTTTGGTAGCAATACGTTGAGTCATCATCTGCTTTTCAGGTTCAGTTTTAAATACGTTGCCTCCTTCTTTAATTATCATTTTTACTCTCAATAATCTTAGTTATAGCACGTTTAAACTTACGTGGATCACCAGTTCTAATGCTGTTTAGAAATCTACGTTCAAGTTCCGAAGCTGTTTCAACGTCATAATTCTTATTAATAGTGTTCAAAAGATTAATACTACTTTCAATTATGTTGTTAGCAGTAGTTTCAATAAGCAGATCACTTTGGGATCTAGAACCTATATTAGAAAGCTCTTGTAATATACTTCTGGTACGTTTTTTCATTAGACAACTCCGTACTACTATTTAGTGTAAAATAAATAAGTGTGTATACAATGAGGAGGGTGCTATGTCGATAGCTAATATGAATTTCAAAGAAAGATCCTTACTTTTTGCCAAACTTGCTAAGATTTCTTATTATACAGCAAAAAAAGCAACAAGTCAAGCAAAAAAATTAGGATTCACAACAACAGAATTTTACAATAGAGATGGTGCACAAGCATATAGATTTATGAATACTAAAGATATTGTAATAGCATGCCGTGGCACTGAACCTACTGAATGGAATGACATAGCCGCAGATATAAAAGCTATACCTGTAATGGCCGAAACAGTAAGTAGGGTGCATAAAGGATTTAAAGAAGAAGTGGATGAATTATGGCCAATGGTGCTTGAAGACCTACAACGCAAGACAAATCAAAGTAAAACAATATGGTTTTGCGGACATAGTTTAGGTGCCGCAATGGCAACTATAATGGCAAGTAGGTGCCATCTTTACCCAAGCATTAAACCTGTAGAAGAGCTTTATACATATGGATCTCCTAAAGTAGGATGGCCAGGATATGTAAAATCACTAGCAGTTGATCATCATCGCTGGCGTAATAACAATGATATAGTAACCAAAGTGCCTTTATGGATTATGGGATATAGACATCATGGTACTCTACACTATATAACAAGTGATAGTAAAGTCGGTAAGCCAGGATTTGTAGATTGGTGTAAAGGCATGTGGGATGGTATCAAAAACAAAAAATTCGATTCAATCGGCGATCATGATATACAAGCCTATTACGATCAAATAGATAAAGCACTATAGGGATCTCTATCTAGATACTTACCCCATTCTGTATAATAATGACGCATGCCAACTTCATCATGTATGGTTCCGTTCTCATGCCTACCATGTAAAATGTTTCGGGCTTCTGTGCCTTCTCTCATTGTTGTGCCTTGTCCGGCTACGCCTATCAGGTCTTCATGTAGGTTGCGTCCGAACGGACCCCATATACTGTTGTGATGATTAATACGTGTGCGTCTTTCTTCTGGTGTGTCCTTAAGTAATCCATAACCCCTAAATTCTATAAGAACTTTATTACATCCTAGGGGAGTAACTGAATCACTACGGTAGGCGGAGCCTCTAAGATTAAAGTTGAATCCTGGGAACAAGTCAACCATGTACCATTGATTGGGCGGCAAGTTTGGGAATGATAGTTCTCCTCTATCTTCGAAGCCTTCGTACTCTTCGTAATTGACAGTGAAACTGCTAACATTAACATGACCATTATCAAAAGGTATATTCTTACGTGCAAAATACTCATCGTTGAATCCTGACACACGATTAAAGTAATGCATGAAGTCATGGTAGAATTCACTGTTAGTATCGTGCCATAATTTGTAGTTGGTATTTATGACTGCTTTATGGTAATGAAACACTTCCATTTCTTCTGTGTCAATAGCATCTGCAATACAATCAAATGCACCTGCTGTCCATTGTTCTACAGTTTGCGTTGGATTTTTATTTAATGTAGTCCATACCATACCGCCATGTTTGACTTCTGTATATAACGGAGTGTAGTCATCCATTAAAAATTCTACTCTAGTCATTGTTCCCGAAGGTGTGTTAAACTTACCTGTATTCAAGTAAGATTTAATTGAGTCTCCGTTATTAACTGCAATAACATTTTGACCTGCAATTTGTGTTGTTCTAAAATTACCTGGCTCTGGCATTTCTGATTTATGACACATAGGTACCCAAACCTTACTAAAGATTTGTTCTTGTTCTTGTGCAAATATCTCTTGGCTGTTGTAGGCTGTGCTACTTATCGATTCTACGTTTGGTTGTGCTAACCAATTTTTATGATTACGTGGTGGCATAGTTTCTCCTTATGATATATTTAAATTATTATAACACCAAAGGAAAACAAAATCTAATAGTATGTATCTATTTGTTAATAGTAAGGATTGTTGAAGTTAGGATCATCCATGCCTTCAACACCAGTAACTTCTGGTACATAATGTTTAAGCATGTTTTCAACACCTAGCTTTAGGGTAATTGTACTACTAGCACAGCCACTACAACCACCTGATAACATCACAAGTACACGGCCTGACTCCATATCAAAGTCTTCTAGTTGTATCATACCACCGTGTGATGCTACTGCTGGATTGATATTGTCTTCAACAATTTGGTTGATTTGTTCTAATATTTCTTGTTTTGTACGTTCGCTCATATTGTATTTATTTTTTATAATTGGCTCTGGGGGAAGGACTCGAACCTCCACGATAAATATTTTGCAGAAAATCTATCACACGAGAAACAATCGTGCGTGTCTACCAGTTCCACCACCCCAGAAAACTATTTAGGCTGCGCCTTCAAACGCTGGCTGATTATGTGCTGGGTCTTTTTGTTGTGCAATAGCTGGATCTAATTCTTCTTGTTCAACTTGAACAGCATTATTTTTATCTAGTGCCGCAATCATTCTAGTCATACCAATGCCTCCGCCGGTCCTTGGAAAGAAATCAAACTCTAAAAACTTTTCTAGTTCTGCTTCAACCCTATCTTTACCAAACAGTTTAAAAAGCAATTCTGAATATTCACCGTTTGTGATTGTATGGAATGTATCACGCATCTGTTCTACATCAGTTGAACGTTCTGCTGATCCTATTGTTTCCATGCCTCCAAGTATCACATCAATCTTTTTACTTGTAACTCCATCTGCGTTTCTAGACATGTTCCAGAAAGGACTTGTAAACTCAGGAAAGTGTGTGATCATTCCGTGTCCTATCTTTTCTTCGTGTTCATGATCTAGCTCTTCTGTTTCAAAGTCCATAGCCCATTTGTAGTATGTTTGATCTGTTAACTTTGGAAATCCTAAGTATTCACATAGTTCTATTTCCATTTGTTTTAGATCATCTACATCACCTGGCATTTCAAATTCAAACATCGGAAATATTATATCATGTCTACCTTCAACAGCATTAGGTTCCTGTCTATAGGAAGTGGAGACACAAAAAAACCCCTGACTATCGGGGCTACTTAATAGTTCATGTTCCAGCCACATTTGGCCTGTTTGTGGCAAGGGCCATACCTGCCCTGCATAATTGTATGTTGCTACATTAAATGGATCTTCACATGCGGCGAGTATTGATAGTCTATTCTGTGTGTGGACTTCTAGAAATCCTTTGTCCAAAAAAAATGACCTTAAAAGGCCAACTGTTTCTGTAAATTTTTGTGGGTTTATAAGTTGCGTCATTTGTTTTTCCTTTTTTTACCTAAAAAAAATTTGCTCAAAAAAAAATTGAGCAGTTTACTTCATTGTGTTATTTATCATCTGGTTGAAAACTTTCATTGTAATCAAGAGCAGTTTCTAAAATAGTCATTGTTCTGTTAGCACTTAGCTGGGCACTCCTCACTGTGGCGTGTGTATCCTTTGGAAGACAATGACCTCCAAAGCCACGTTGTGCTGTGACATGGCTGTGGCTATCTCCTATCCTACTATCTGCTGTAATAAGCTGTCTAACCCTTTCGAAGTCTACTCCTTCACCTTCACAATAGTCATATACTTGATTAAAGAACGTAACTTTCAACGCGAGATAACTATTTCTAAGTTGTTTAGTAAGTATCAGTTCTTCAGGACTTGCTATGTTAACATTAATGCGTCCTTTTGCATTTATAAACAAGTCGCTCCAAAAGTTTACACTAGCACCACCAAATAGATAATCTTTCTTTTCTATTGCGTCTTGTTTCCAATGTGCGGCTCTTAGAAATTCCGGACTAAATGTAATATCTTTATTGTTGCAATCTGAAATCAGTCTCCAACCTTCTGGACTGATCGTGCTTTTAATTAGATAGGGGACATCTGGTCCGCTGTTTATGACATCAATTACATTGGACACATCACATGTTTTCATAAGCTCATGTGAAGGTGTGCTGACACACACAATTATAGCATCAGCATGTTTTAAATCCCCATAATGTCCTTTAAATGGATCGCTAACAATAATTTCGTGTTGCTCGTTGAATATAATTTCGTGTGCTTGGCCTACATAACCATAGCCTGCTATTCCTATCTTCATTTAATTTTATCCCATATCCATTCATGACAGTAAAACATAACACTGCCAGCAGGAATACTAGCCAGTGATAGTCCTAGTGTGTACCACAAGTCTCCACCTGTGACTAATGCATAGCTCATAAACCAAACTAATCCTAATAGTTGCCATGTGCAGGTTTTTATTATTCTTCTATACTTCATAATACATTGCTTTAAGTGTTATTGGGTTTGTGCCTGTTGCATGCCCGGCGATCTTTGTATGACAATCACCTCCTATGCCTTTTAGGAATGCTCGTTCTACTTGTCCTTGGGCAAAGGTTTTTTTATGATTAGCTCTGCTTACTATATCTATAGTTTCTTGATCGTCAGCTCTTGTTTGTAGTGCAATTATACCTTGGCCAACTGCTGGCACAAATGGTAGTTTAATTGTAGTTCTCCTAATATCTAATGCCTGTAATCCTGCTTCTGCTAGTACAATAGCATCATATTCTTTGTTGTCTAGTTTTTGTAATCTAGTATCTATATTTCCTCGAATAGGTTTTATTTTAATGTTTAGACTAGCATAAAGATCTAATAATTGTGCTTTACGCCTAGGACTGCTTGTACCAATTGTACAATCCATTTTAATTTTTCCAACTATTACATCATATGGGCTATTCCTTTTGAGCATTGCACTTATTGCTAGTCCAGCTGTTTCTTCTCCTGGCATGTCTTTAAGACTATGCACTGCTACATCTATGTTATTATTCAGTAGTTCTTGTTCTATTGTGCTACAGAATACTCCTTTGCCACCCATTTCATATATTGGTGTGGTTTGATCTATATCACCAGGGGTCTTTACTACTACAACTTTTGTATCACAATCCAGTGATCGTATAGCTTGATTAGTATATGCTAATGCAAGGTTACTCCCTCTGGTGCCTATTCTAAGTGTCATCTGTATCTTTCTTTAATCTAAATATAGTATCACAATATCCGCAAACCACTTGTCCGTCTTCAGGAATGGTATAGTAGACTTTAGGGTGATCCATATGTTCGCCCATGCACCATACTCTATTGGTTGTGCTAAACACAACTCTTTCAGTAAATCCTTCTGGGTAATCACTATGTCCTTCAGCCATTATCTCACCTTAGGCATTGTAAATAATGCCCGTATTCCTGATCTATCTTCAGGTTCAGTTCTTGCAAAAGCAACCCACTTTGGATTGTAGTCAAAAGACATTGTGCGATAATGTTCATAACAATATTCTTTGAAACTTGTACCAGTAGTATATACATCATCAACAATCATTGGAGGACCTTCCGTTGCATATGGTTTCAATGCTTCTGCTAGAGGTATGCCTCCTCTAGGTATGCCTTCAACTCTCCCAAAAGGTCTTGTTTCGTAGTCCATAATCATGCGAGCTATTCCATCCCAATCATCTTTTGTAAGAGCATCACATTCTATTTTCCAAGTCAGCGGTAATCCTGCGTGACTAATAAAATCTATTTTTTGAAATAATGTCATTCTTTTCCTAGTATTGTTAAAATTTTATGTTGTTCACGTTTTTTTACAAATTCTTCTTCATCAGCATATGAGTCACATTTCGCTAGTTCATCTTCTACAAACCAAAGTATTTCGTATAGATCTTTTTTACAACCCCAAGTTACAAACCCATCCATATATCTATCATTAGCCGCAAACGTTATTCTACGTAT